CTACTTCCATTTCCCAAGAGTTATTTTGATTGGTTGGTTTTACTGGCAGCATCTGTGAAGATACGCCACTTAAAGTTTTTTTAGTTAATTGTATTCCTTCATTTCTTAACCTTAATGCAGTATCTCTTACCCAAAGAGTCAAAGCAAAACTCATAACTAAATCATCATTATATCCCTGCATCGCTTCAGCTTTATTATTGTTATATATAAATACAAACAACTCATCAATTAATCGATTTGAACGAACAATTACCGACTTTTCTCTGAAATATTCCTCTAGCTTAGATATAACCAATGGTCTTGTTTTCATTGTCATACTAAATCCAGCGACCATATTACGGTCTTGATTCCTATATCGATTGTTTATTTGATGTTCTGTATCCACATATTTTAAATCTTTGCTCATATAAAATAAATTCTCATAACCCCTATCAATACATTGTTGTAGAGCAGCCCAACCAATGTTATTATTTTCAACTACTAATAAAGCATTATTATATTCTGTGGCAACATTTACACATAAGTTACCAAAATCTTTTGTAGATATTCTACCCCTATATTCTGCTACTTGTTCCATAGATTCTATTTCCATAACGTGAAAAGCAGAATAATCTGTACCATCTCCCCTACTTACATCAGCACTTAGGACATAATCTTTTGTATAATTCGGTGGTTGCCAAACCCAAAGGTTACTATCTATTCCCCTTTTTTCTAATGGGTCTTGTATGTGCGTTTCTCTATACTCCTCTAATATTCTACCATCTATAACAGATTGTCCAGAAGTTATGAAGTCACAATCACATTCTTGAGCAGCTAATGAAGGACCTAAAAGGTTATCCTGTTCTTTTCTCCATTCATCATTCCTTTCGGGATGTAAATTCCAATGTAGTCTGATAAAGTTCCAATCATTTGTTCCATCCTCAGCACCTACCCAAGTTTTATGAAACCAGTTACCAACACCATTTGGTGTAGATAGTGCAATACATTGTCCACCAGTAGATAGTGTCTGTGAAGCAGCAGCCCATATTGTTTCAATCTTATCGATAAAAGCAGCCTCATCTAATATAAGTAATGATAGAGCCTCTGACCTACCAGCTTCTTCACCACTAGCAACTGCTTTTACTTGAGAACCATTTATATATCTCAAAGACAGTTTATTATCCTCAACACATTTCTGTTTCAACCAACTTGGCAAGTTAGCGTGCATTACCCTAACCTTTGTAACTAAGTTTTTAGCAGTATCTTGTTTAGTGGCAATCACCAATATGTTTTTATCACTATGAAATGTCATCATCCACAGAGAATATCCAGCAGTTAATGTGGACAACCCCAATTGTCGAGCTTTAAGTATAACATTAAATCTGTGTTCCTCAAATGTCTGTAAAGATTTTTCTTGATATTCATATAGATGAAATGGAACTTTACCTTTCATTGGATGTTGGACAACACAATACTTTTTCATAAAGTATACAGGATCTTTAGCACACTTTACATACTCTTTTTTAATGACATCTTTTAGTGGAGCAGGATTCATTATATCTTTCCTAAAATAAATCCAATACCTAACCACAGGTATTGATTCTCATACCATTTAGGTTGAAGTGTTTTTATAAGTTCTTCATTAGTCTTATCACGTGATTGTAACAATTGAATCTGTTTACTTTTAGCCTCAGATAAAACAGATTCTACCTCAGAATACTCTTCCAATTCATTAATGATATCATCACAATCAGCAATCGATTCTTTATAGCCTTCTATCAATGAATCTGCTTTTGCTAATTTACCTTCCCATTGTGCGTCACGAGCTTTTAACATTTCTAATGCTTCATCATAGGTAAATGTCGTTGGTGTCTTTCCATCTTTCTTTATAGCTTGTCCGTCTGCCATTGATAAAGCAAAAAAGAATATTAAGAAATATTTTAATACTTTCATACTAACCATTCTTTTTAAGAACGTATATGTAAGCACTTGAACCACCAGATATTCTACTTACCCCAATTGGATATAGTTGTCCAGCTACTAATTGTTCAGCTTTAATTTCGCCACCATTTACTGTTGTAATGTTTGCAGAACCAGTACCTACTATTATACCAGCTCCACCATAGTTTGAACCTGTATAATCTGTTACTGGATTTGAAGCAGCAGATCCTGAATAAATCATCGCACCAATAAATTCGCCTGGTATACCCTTTTTCTGAAAATCGCTGTATTCAGATGGTGAATCGTGCATATTTGCCATTTTATCTCTCCCTATTTTTTAGCAAACTGTCTTAGAAAATCTTCAGCGGATTCCACCTCATCATTTTCATAAACTTCTTCCATTTGCTTCGTTTTCTTTTTACTGTTGGTAAGTTTTCTTTTCAAGTTACCAATCTCTTTTTTAGAAGCAGTTTTAGCTTCTTCTAATTCTTTAATTTCCTTTTCAACTTTCTTTTCTTCTTTCTTATTTTCTTTGATAACCTTTTTAAGTTTTTTAACTTCTTTACTTTTAACAGCATTGGCTGCAAAAAGACCACCAAGTAAACCAAAAAATCCGACTATTAATTTCCAAATTTTCATTTTTCGTTCTCCAATTGTTCTAAAACTTCTTCAAATTTACTTATAGCTTCATCTGCTTCTTTACGAACCCTGTCCATATCAACATCCCACTTTTCTTTTTCTAATTCAGGATAACTGACTCCAACATTATTATAAAATTCTGGACTTTTCATATCTTTCCATTCTGTAATAGCTTGGATTTGGTCTTTGATATAAGCAATTTTATTTTCTCTTATTTTGTTTTCTTCCCATTCTTTATAAGTTCCAGCAATACGCATTTTGTTTTCCATTTGAATTTGACAATCAAAACAATGGTTAAACATTCTCCAAAACTTATCATCAAGTTTTTGTTTCATTACCTTTTTACAACTTGGACAAAACCAAGGCATTCTAGCTTCTTTCATAACATCGGTTAAATGACTAATCTTATCGCCACCACTTTCTTTAACACCCTCATAGCCAACCATCACTCTTTTATCAGGTGTTTCTCCTTTTAATAAAGATCCCAATACCTCATTTTGTCTCTCTGATTCTTTACTATATCCCATTGTAACTCCTATACGAACTTTAACATTCCTAATATTTGATTTGCTGGTGCAAATGCTCCAGTATATTTATATAATTTATCTTTAAACATAAATGTAATACCCTCACTTGGAACTACAGATTTTAACCCACCTATAGCATTTAACCTATCCAATTGAACCTTTAGGGTATTCAACACTTTTGGATCTTTAGACGTTTTAACTTTACTGATAGCACCAACTAAATCTTTCTTTATTTTCTGTGCAGCTTGTGATGGGTTAGCAGCTATAAAATCGCTAAGGTTTTTTAATATCTCAGCACCCAACTCAAAGAAAAGAACTTCCCAATCTCTGATATGTTGTTTCTGTAATCTGGCATGATCCATTTTGTCTGTGGATAAAACCCAATCTAAAAATTTTGGATAGTCTTTTAAATCTTTTCTAATTTGTGGTATTTTGTATGACTTATCAAAAAATGCCCATCGTCTTACAAGCTTTACAAGAATATCATTTTTGGGATTTGGATAATCAGTTTGTTTAGCACCATTATAAATATACTCCATCCAATAAGCTTGGTGGTAATCACCTAACGTAGCACTATCTTTTAATCTATATTGGCCTTGTAATCTACCTAACTTACCTAAAAAGTAACTTTGTCTTTGTGAGAAGTTTTTAACCTTTGGTAATTGAGTTATAAATGGACCTTTAACAGTAAATGTTTTTTGTACATTTTGATTTATCTGTTTTATCATACCAGCTAATATCCCCGCACTTTCTCTGTCTGAACCAATTGGTGAACCATTGGCATCATACTCAATAGTTCCATGAAACTGTAAAAGGGATTTATCATAAGGTATTACATTAGCCGTTTTTGGATATATGACTTCTAGTGACATAAACTTTTTACCATTTGCAAATATTTTATCTTTTTGTTTTTGGCTCAACCCACCAATTGCTTTTTGTAAATCTCTCATAGCATATACAAATGCTTTCTCAAGATCTCCCCTACCAGCAAACATAGATTTTACACCATTAATATCTAATGAAGCAGCACCGTGGTTTTTAATATGTCCTTTATTTCTCGCTGCTCTAAGCTTACCATCTTTCCAACTTATCATTATATTTTGACCGTCAGTTTTTTCTGTAACCGTGCCTTCATTACTAAGTTTACCTTGTAATGTATTAATAATTAGTGTCTTAAAGTCCCCAAACGATAAATTTTTATCATCAAAGGGATGATTTAGGTG